GTCCACTATCGTGGTAGTAGACCCGTTCCCACTGGCCGACGATACGTAAAGCGCCCCTAAATTATACCCAACGCTCTGGCGAAGCTGGGCGCGGGTCCGTCCTTGGATAACTGCCATACCTGCACCCCATAATTATTAGTATTTGGCCTTACGCATGACCTTTTTCTTGGTCTTCTTAGCGTAAGACTTGGCGGCTTTTTTCCCCTTAGTTGTGTAGGGGAACTTCTTCTTTCCCACCTTTGGCATCTACTGGCTCCTTGCCGTTAAGGCTGGCTATCGTTCGCTCTAACTCGGCGATCCTCGCGTCCCGCTCGGTTATTCCGCGCTTCAGCGCGGCTACCTGCACGAGCAGGCCGGTGGCCTCGTTGGCCTTCTGGTTGAGCGCAAACGCTATGTCCTGTTCACTTACCTGTAATTCCTCTGTCATTTTCTCCCCCATTTATGCCCGAGTAATACGCGAGCCCGTTACTGCTCTGCTCGCGCCTTGCTCTATATAGCCTAATATCGTTCAGTATGTGCCCTATTTCCTTACGCTGCTCCGGCGTAGGGGGAGGCTTGTGGCTCTCCGCCCTGACCTCCGTAAGCCACTTGTCCACCGCGTGTGAAACCATGTCTTCGAGGTGAGCGTCCGAGGTTGTCTCGTCGGTAAGCACATAGAACTTGTTCTGCTTACCAGTGACAGGGTCCTTCACCTGGAAGATGTGTGACTGTATCTGCCCGCCGGTCTCAGCGTTGTGCCCCGCAGGGGCTACAGAGTAATCCGTAACCCCCATCGGAGTCCAAAGTTCGCTTACCATTTAATGTAGGTTCATCAGGAATACTGTGTGGAACTCGTTATCCACACCAGCCTTGCCGTGCAGTCTTCCTAAAGCAGGAGTAGTATCTGCGCCAACAGCGAGAAGCTGCCCTGTGTGATTGGAGCTTGCGCCCACTAGCGTACCCACTGCTGGAGTACCGTCAATTTTAACAGAGGCTAAACCCGCTACCTGCACCCAGCCGAAGTAATCAGCCTCAAGGTCTGCACAGGTAACTCCAACAAATCGCCCTGCGACGGCTGCGGGAGCAACCACGATGTCCTTGTAAGGACTCTTGATAAGACCAACGGTGTCCGTGCCTGCCGTGATAGCAGTCTGGAATCCGTCTGGCTCATCTATCGTAATAGTTCCGCTACCGCTAGACGATATCAGGGGATGAGACTTAATCTTGTACATCTCATGCGGGGTTGTAGCAGCCAAGTTGGAAAACAGATACCCCTCTGCATAAAGATTCTTTGCCGCAGCAGTAGCGCCAACGGTAACCCCAATAGTAAATCCACCTACCGAGGCACTTGTCGCGACTACTAAGTCTTCGTCGTGGTTTCCTGCGGGAGCCTCACTGGCTACAACCAAACCCTCACCAATAGCAGTCCCGCCGTTCTCTACATAGCGATATACCCTTCCGTCCGGAAGGGTCATTGTAGCGCCGTAGACCTGCTTCTTAGCCGATGTGGTTTGTTTCTCAAACCCATACCTTCCGCTTTGAGTTGCTGGAAAAGACATAACAAAACCTCCTTACAGGATCAATGTCCTGCGATAGACCGATATTTATTTTACCGAGGGCGGCCTCGGCCTATCGTTACAGCCGCCCCGGCATTCTACTTCTAGTGTCCCTTTGCGTGAGCCCGCAGCCTTGATCGCGCACCCGCAAGGGACGCGCCTTCCGCTACGTAATCACATACGGGACAATCAACTTTTGCAGCCTGAGCCTTGGAATCCTGTACCTCAACTATATTACTGACAACTGGCTCCTCGCTGCGTTCCGTACTTGTTTCTGCACACCACTGGCACTCACAGCTTTCGCCAGGAGCCCAGGGGAATAGTCCGATCTTAGCCTTACGCAACACATAGTCTGGACTACCTGGAACTCCCTTTATCATAGTGCCAATATCTTCTGACACACTACCTGTTACATTGTAACTAGCCTTGTGGCGGTACAGTGTAGTTTTAGGAATCCACTCGTCTATGTATCTTAGCGAGAACCCCGCATCAACTAGTTCTTGCTTCTGCTGGTTGCGTTCAGTTATCCCTACCATTACTTACCCTCACTTACCTAGGCCTAACTAAAGGAAAGATCGCCAATCTCAGCCCTAAATGCTGCGCCACGGCTGTCATCTAACTCAAAAACGCCGTAGTCTGCGGTCATTACCACTTCCGTGGCCCTGAGAGATGCGTCACGCTGTCGCTCAGTCCTGGTGTCTACGCTATTAAGTGCCGCCATAGCGGTCTTGTCAGCGATAACACCATATCCAGAGTCAGTGGTAGAAATCTTCCCGATGTTCCCATCTTCAAAGATGCTGACACCGTTGATGGGGCGAAGACCGCTGTAGAAATTCTGTAACAGGTCTACACTCCATCCATTGGTAAGCCCTGCCGCTGCTGCTGTATCAGCCGTTGTAGCCGAAGCCTTAGAAAGCTCCGCAACCGCATTTGGGTGATGAATTATGTAAAGCTGGTTGCCAAAATTATTGGCTTTCGCCCTACTTATAGCGGCGTGAACATTCGCCGTAGAGAAAGTCTGGTTATCCGCAGAGAGTACCGTGCCACCATTGAGGCTAGGCCACAGGGCTATAACATCCGTGTCCTTCTTCCTCGCCATGCCGTCACCAAGTTGGCGACCTATCATGGAGAAGACGTTGTCGGCGGCCTGCCGTACCAGCTTGTCGGTCAGGATCACCTTGGCCCCGACCTCTGATGCCGTCAGGTCTACCGTGGTCATCCCAATATCTTCCTCATCGACTATATCGACCCCGTCCTGTAAATCGGACATGGACATCTGTCCCACCTTGGGAACAGTTACCTGCTTCGATCCCTTCGGGAGACTAAACTGCTCTATTAAGGCAAGAGCCGGAGCGTTATGCTCCTCCGTGTACCTACTCGCCGCAATAATGATCTTCTGCGCGTTTTCAAGATTACCTGTCGTCGCTGTCTGGGCCATCCTTATCCTCCTTGGCTATTTATCCTAGTCCTGCTGCTTTTTTCGCCGCCGCCTGTGCGCTCGGCGACCTATCTCCGCCATTGTACCTATCCAGCCATCCCCCATCATCGGCAGCCACTTGTGGATTGCCCTGACTGTTATCGAAACTCTGTGCAGGCACTTGCGCCTGCTTCAACCTTGCTAACTCCGCGTCACGTTCCCTGTCGGCAGCCATCTTCTTAGCCGCGTTCTCCATAGACTGGGGATCGTTGTAAGCTCTCAGTGCCGCAAGGTCGTTTATATCCAGCTTATACTTGGCGGCAAACTGCTCTGCGGCTCTCTGCTGGCCCTGTAAATGCTGTCCGTACTGCTCTGCCTGCTGCATCAAGGTCTGTTGCTGCTGCTGGGACTGCATATAGTAACCGGCAGCCTGCTCCGCGTGCTCAGGCAAAAAGCCCTGTGCCTCTAGCTGTTGCCTGTATGTATCCGCCTGGTTCTGTAGCGCAGCCCTCTGCTGGACCTGCGCGTATTGAGTAGAGTCCTGCTGAATCTTCGCTATCTGGTCAGGCGTATACTGCGGAGGAGGAACGAAAGATGCTGGAGGAACTACCCCAGCCGGTTGGGACTGTGGTTGCTCCTGTGCCGGGACTTGCTCCTGTACGGGAGCCGCTGCCTCCGTCGAAACCTCTGCCTGCGGGGCCTCTACGACCTCCTGTGGAGACGCATCGACTTCCGCAGCCCCTGTATCAACGGGACTGTCTGTAGTCTCAAGAGACAACTGCTCTACGTTTTCTGTCACCATAAGCCTATTTCCCTCCTCAATTCTTCACAGCCTACATACAATATATGGTATTTGTCAACTCATAGGGTTGAATATATGGTATCAACCACCCCTGCTATAGCGGTCCCACAGGCCAAGAGTTACGGGCTTGGAAACATAGCCGTACCTGACGAGTATGGCGTCCAGCCCCTCGACCTTTGAGCGCATCATCTTCTTAAAGTCACCAATCTTGTTGATAACCTCCTTGCGTAGCACTTCGTTCGCATCGAGGAAAGCCTTGGCTCTCGGTTCGTCAATCCTCTGCAAGCGCCTGTACTCTTCCAGGTCAGCACTGACTCCATGCTGGTAGGCAAGGAATTTGTCTACGTCCCAGTAGCCGGTATTCTTGATGGACTCTATGTCTCTCCTGTAGGTGCGTTCTATTTGCGGCAGCTTCTCTTCCGAAAGGGCCTTGGAGTCATCAACGAATTTCTGGCTGTAGGCACGGACAAGGTACTCCATTCTGCGTTCGCGCTCGTCCCAGTTGAATCCGTACTCATCTTCAATCGGAACATAAGGCTCCTCAGTTAGTAATCCCTCTACCCATGTCTTGTACTCTTCAGAATTATCATCTGCGAACAGGAGCCTGTTATATACGTCCCGTGCCACTACAAACGGCCCGTCAGGCTCTTGGTCCTCGGGGAACGCACCTCTCTTTTCGGCCCTCTGCCGAGCAAGGTCCTTGTCGTGATAATAGAACGCAAAAATCTCGGATCGCTTGAGCCTGTAATGCTCTGCTGGGTGTTCAGAATCTTTACTCTGCGAGGTCTCCCACGCGGCCTCCAGTTGCTGAAGAACTCCGGGCCTTTTCTCATCCTCGTTATCCCACAACAAGTCAATCTCTTCATAATGGTCGGCCTTTGCAGGATTCCATTTCCTTGTCTCCTCCCTGCTCCTCTGGGAGAGTTCGGCGTACTCTGGATCACGCCCCATCAACAGGCGTGTCTTGGGGTCCTGCTGCCAGGAGGTTTCCGGCATCTGTTTCAGTTCCATTGCACTCCACGCCCCACCCGCCTCATATCCTCGCATATTTATAATATCTTCGTATGTACCCCCTACGCCGAGTTTTTCCGCAGCTTCTTCCCGTATAACCTCTCCGCGCTCTTCACGTCGTTCCAGCGGAGATACTGGATATGCCCTCAACCCTGCAAACTCTCCAGTCGCCCTGCTCAGGCGATCAATAGGCGTTCCACCCTCAAACAACGCGGTCTGTGCCCAGAGGTACATAAACCTCTCCGCCACCGTCTCCGACATCTGTAACATCCCGTCACGGGAAGGGTCTCCGATAAAATTCTTCCCCGACAGCAAGTCCCATGCGCCTCCAACCCCCGGACTAGCCAGTCCCCTCCCAAATCTGATAATAGGGTTACGCATATACTCGTAATCACCCCACGGTGTTCCTTTTCCAAGGGGCTCAGGCAAAGGCTCCGTGAGCGTTCCTGGGTCTTTCGCAGATCGAGCAAAGAGTTGTATAACGCTACGCACCTTAGTCCCCGGCCCGATGTTTTGATTCCCAACCTTCCACGTCATAAACTCCGACTCCGAAGGATTAAGATGTTCGCCTATTTCTTCGCGGCTTTCTCCCCTTGCCCACGAGATCGCAACCGCCATCGCCGCAGCAGCAACAACCCCTCTGGCTAACGCCCTTCTGGCAAGTTCGCCAGACAGGCCGCCGTGGACAACATCGAATAACAGTGCTGCAATCGCCCGGTTGTACTGGGGCGCAAGGAGAGATAATGTTTCTAGTTGCCTCGTCCTGGTACCAACCCCGAGACGGGCACTCGATGACACTCCCCGAAACTTGTTGATAAATTGCGCGAGGTCTGCTCTTTTTGCCGCAGTGGTTCCCATATGGTCGAGGGACTTCGCCATTTCTATCCCCGCCACGTCCAGGGCACCCTCAAACCCCCTCGCAAAGGGGCGAACAGTTGGCCCTACCGTCTTAGCGTAAACCCTTGGGACCATAAGAGCAGCCGTCTTCAACGCGGCCTCCCCCCTGGGCCGCAAGGCAATGTCAGGCCCAAGGAGCCCTCCTCGCGCTAACGCCTCGGTAAATTCAGTCTGGCCTTGCCCAGTCAGGCGAAGACCGGGATACTTCTGTAGGATTGCCTTGTTCTCAGGTAGATCGAAATAACGAGACAGGAAACTCGGGTCGCGCAGCGCTTCCACAAAGCCCATTGCAGCCTTTGCGTAGGTTCTCGGATTTTCACCTATCAGGAAAAATAGCTGGATCATCATGGGGCTGATATCCCCCCCCAGCATAAAGAAACGACTAACTCCCTGTACCTTGTTAACCTGGGCAAGTGCATTAGAAAATTCGGGGTCCATAGTCTTCCGAAGACTTTCGGCTATTTCTTTAGGAAACGCCTTGGCCGCAAAGGCGGGAGCCTTGACCTGCGCCTCATCAGAACGTATTTTCGCAGCCTGTGCCGCAGCTTCCTTCGCCCTCTTCAGCGTCTGTGCAACCTCTTTGCGAACGTCCGCAATAAGACCGCCCTCGTAGCGCGGCGTCATACCGGGACGCCTAACCAGCGTGCCCCTGATTGCATCTAACATCTCCCTGAGATCGCCGAGAGCGTCCTCCCGAAGCGCCTTAATCACATTATGTTGCAGCGTGAGAGGTTTTCCAGTCTCCTCGAATATTTTATATTGGTACTTTAGAAATCCCCAATATTGATTCTTTTTTTTAAGTTCTGCTATTAGGGCTTGGTTATTAGGATCGAGAGCAAGCCGTTCTGTCGCTTTATCCACTTCTCTCCTTGCATTGCGAATAGCCCACGGCTTAGGCACCTCTAAAACGCGCTCGGGTTGCTCAAGGGTCTTAGCCGCCTTCAGGACATCCGCAACACGGACCTTGGTAGGCCCACGAAGCCTTCCCTCAAGCTGGGGGAATACCCTCTCGATGGCGTTTACCGTACCTGTAGGAAGTGATTCGCCGCGTATTGCCCTTTGAAGCGCTAGTATGGACCGATTGGCAAGGGCAAGACGCCTCTGGGCTGATTCCCGCGCCGCCTTGACTCCTTCCGGCGTGCCCAGCCTCCTCCAGCTAATCTTGCCGTCCAGCAACCAGTTGGCATAGCGCTGGTCAATCACCCTGTTATATGCGCCTCTCACGTTGATAGCCAGTGCTTCGTCGTCAGGGATATATCGGTATCCTTTCTCAATCGCCTCTGCCGCAGTCTTAAACATCCTTTGCTTCTCTGACGGCAGTTTTGCTCCGATACGACCAGGGCCTGCTGCAACGTAGTTTATGTCTTCAATCTCACCCAGTGCGTCCGTTCTGCCCCAGACACGCCGACCAGCATACTGACCGCCCTCGTCAAAAGTAAGTTTCTGTATATCAATTCCGTTTTTCTCAAGATAGTTCAGCTTGGCATTTTCTATCTCGTCGGCGACTCGAATCCATTCCTTCTGTTCAGGGGTGGTCAGTCCCTCTACATCCTTCGGCCTAGTCCGTATGTCGTTCACGGCACGGCCTTTAAGTGGCCCCTCTGCTATCAGTCCGCTGTCATCAAGTTTGCCAAAGACCTGTTCCTGCGATCCCAGCCTCCCCAGACGTGCAGTAGCACTCTGGGTGAGTGTACTTACGTCATCTCGCAATCTTGCCCTCGCCGCAGCAGCCTGGTTCAGCGGGTTATTGGCTACGGCGCTGGGATTGAGTTTCCCCTGAACGGCACGTATCACGGGCAGGTTGGCAAACTGCCTCCACATATCCGGGCGCACCATGATTTGCACGGCCTCATCGAAGCTAGTGACAAGGTCTCCCATAAT